ATAAAAAGATACAGAAAGTTCTTAATCGAGGTGTTAATAGTATTATTCACTGTTATAAAACTCCCCCGTTTGATGTACCTCGACCCCCACTGGCGGGAGAGAGCTGGGCGGGGATATTATACTTAAACGGGTTTCCCTATATCTTGTATGAATATTCCGAAGTATCGAAAAAAGAGATACGTAAAAAGGTGTAAAAATGTCCCGAGGGCACAAAACGATGAGACGTCGAAAACCGAGGACTCTTAATGACGCAAACTTACAGTTGCGGCAAATAGAGCCTTTAACTAAGAATCAAGTATTAGCTTTTGAAAGCGGCCAGAATTTAATTCTGCATGGTGTAGCTGGAACAGGTAAAACTTATATATCAACATACTTAGCGTTTGATGATATTTTAAAAGGATTATATGAAAAATTAGTTATTATAAGGAGTGCGGTATCTACTAGAGATATAGGATTCTTGCCAGGTACAGAGAAAGATAAAGCCTCTGTATATGAAGAACCTTATAAAGATATTTGTATCGATCTCTTTGAAAGAGGTGATGCTTATGAGGTACTAAAAAGTAAATTTTTAGTACATTTTATGACTACATCGTTTATACGAGGTATTACGTTAAGAAACGCCACTATTTTAGTGGATGAGTGTCAGAATTTAACTTTTCATGAGCTAGACTCTATTATTACTAGAGTAGGCGAGAATTGTAGGGTTATATTCTGTGGAGACTTTAGGCAGTCTGATCTTAGACAGAATGGTCTAAGAGACTTTATCCGTATTCTTGAAGCTATGGATTGTTTTGATTTAATAGATTTCGAAGTAAAGGATATTGTAAGAAGTGCTTTTGTGAAAGAGTACATTACATCAAAGGAACAACTGGGACTTTAATTATGAAAGCAGTATTAGGTAATAGAATATATTTGACCGCCAAAGGTCAGTTTAAAGAATGGCTCAATAAACAGCTAACGTATGTTGTGCCTTCTGCTATGCCTAATGATCCGCCTTTAGTAATTAAAAACATGGGCCGAATTACCACCGATCTAGTAAGTATTCCTTCGGGACGAGAGGATCTTATCCCGAAGGAGTACGAAATAGTAGACAAGAGAGTATATAAGCCCGTGGAGCCTCCAGAGTTTAAATTTACGTTAAGAGATAGCCAACAGGCTGTTTATGACGAAATTGAAGACAGTGCGATCATTAACGCTTGGGTTAGCTGGGGTAAAACTTTTACCGCGCTAGCTATTGCAGCAAAGCTAAAGCAAAAAACTCTAATTGTAGTTCATACAGTTCCTTTAAGAACTCAGTGGGCTAGAGAAGTAGAGAAAGTATTTGGCATTATTCCAGGCGTTATTGGTAGTGGCTCATTTGAAATAGGAGAGTTTATTACGATTGGTAATACCCAAAGTTTATATAGACAGTTGCCGAAAATCGAAAAAGAGTTCGGCTGTATTATATTAGACGAGATGCACCACGTATCCTCTCCTACTTTCGCTAAAATAATTGATCAGAATCACGCAAGATATAAAATAGGTTTATCAGGTACTATAGAAAGAAAAGATGGCAAACACGTTGTTTTCAGAGATTACTTTGGATCAAAACTATTTAAGCCACCTAAGGAAAACTATATGATTCCTGAAATTAATATTTTTAGGTCTGAAACTCGATTTATGGATGGAGCTAATATACCTTGGGCTAATAGAGTAAACAATCTTACTAATAATGAAGAATATAGACACTCAATAGCGCTACTAGCTGCTTCTTACGCCGCCCGAGGACATAAAGTCCTTGTGGTAAGCGATCGAGTTGCATTTTTAAAAGCATGCGCCGAACTCGTTGGAGTAAACGCAGCCTGTGTTACGGGTGAGGTTGATCAAGTACAAAGAGAAAGTATCATGTCTCTAGTTGAGGAAGGGCGTTATAATGTATTATGTGGGACTCAAGCAATATTTTCAGAAGGTATATCTTTGAATTGTTTGAGCTGCTTAATTCTAGCAACCCCCATCAATAATGAGCCGTTGTTAACACAGCTTATTGGACGAGTTGTAAGGGAGGATGAAGGAAAACTTCAGCCCGTAATTTTGGATGTACATCTAAAAGGAAAGACCGCGTCTAGTCAGGCGTCAAAAAGAATGGGGCATTACATAAAACAAGGTTACACAATTAAACAGCTTTGAAAAAATATTTCTTGACAACTTGGTATAATTTTGGTATAATATATGTTACTTTATGACTTCGAAAAGATAATAAACGCGACTGACGGAAATGTCAATGACTGCTTTGCAGTGCTTGACATGTTAACGCATCAAAAGATTCCTTCAAATAGATTCGATAAATACTATAAGTATTCGAATATAAATTTTAGCGGCGGATCTTTTATGTTACACCCAGAGGTTGCTTTTTATAATAGTTATAAGTATACAAAAAGAGAAATGGTACAGTATTTTGGGCTAGGAGCTTTTCGACTTACTTCAAGATATATTGCTAATCAAACCGTTACTATGAGTGTGCATCAAGTGCCGCTTGATAGGAATTTATATATAGAAAACAGACTACTTCGTATAGATGACGATGACATAATTCATTGGCGCTACGAAGAAGTTACAACTAAGGAGATACACTAGAATGGCAATTTCATTCAATAAACAAAAAGGTTCCGCACAAAAATCCTCAATTTCAGGTTACCAGTATAAAGAGGGTGATAATCAGTTACGTATCGTAGGGGATATTCTTGCTCGATATGTATATTGGATCAAAGGTGAGAACGATAAAGATATTCCTTTAGAATGCTTATCTTTTGACCGTAATGCAGAAGCTTTTAATAATAAAGAAAAAGATTGGGTAAAAGACTTTTATCCAGATCTTAAGTGTGGCTGGAGCTACGCAACACAAGCTATCGTTAATGGAGAGCTGAAAGTAGTTAATCTCAAGAAAAAATTGTGGGAGCAAGTAATCACTGTAGCAGACGACTTAGGCGACCCAACAGACTTTGAAGATGGCTGGGATCTTTGCTTTAAGCGAGTAAAAACTGGACCTATGCCATATAATGTAGAGTACCAATTACAGCAATTAAAATGTCAAAAAGCAAAACGACCTTTAACAGAAGATGAGTTAAAGTTAGTAGCAGGACTAAAGTCAATGGACGATGTTATGCCACGCCCTACTCCTGATGCACAAAAAGAGCTGTTAGATAGAATCAATAATAGTAGGTCAGACACTACTATTGATGAAAGTATTGAAGACGAGTTTCGTATTGCATGATATTATTTACAGCAGACTGGCACCTAAAATTAGGGCAGAAAAATGTACCTAAAGAATGGGCTTTAAATAGGTATAAATTATTCTTTAATCAAATCTATTCGCTGGAGCTGGAATGTAATATGCACATTATTGGGGGCGATCTTTTTGATCGTCTTCCCAATATGGAAGAATTAGAACTATACTTTAGTTTTATTAAAAATGTAAAGATACCTACTATTATTTATGATGGGAATCATGAGGCTACCAAAAAACACACTACTTTTTTCTCTCAGTTAAAAGAAGTTTCAAGGGCTGTTAACCCATTGATAAAGATAGTAGATATTTCGTACGAAGATAATGAACTAGGATTTAGTATCTTACCTTATGCAGACTTACATAGAAGTAATAGTATTGAAAGATTAAATAGTAGTTACCCGTTATTTACGCACGTTAGAGGAGAAATCCCTCCACATGTTAAGCCAGAGGTGGACTTAAACAGGTTAGAGGATTTTCCTATTGTATTTGCAGGAGACTTACACGCACACAGTAATACTCAGAAAAATATAGTATATCCAGGTAGTCCAATGACGACTTCATTTCATAGAAATAAAGTATCAACAGGATATATAGTTATTAATGAGTCAGACTGGTCTTGGCGCTGGGATCCTTTTGATCTACCACAACTGATTAGAAAAACAATAGTATCTCAGGCGGATATGGTTCCTTCAGAGTACGATCACACAATCTATGAAATTGAGGGAGATATACAACAATTAGCAGACGTAAAAAACTCAGAGCTTTTAGACAAGAAAATTGTAAAAAGAAACTCTGAGGCGGCCCTTATTATTGATAAAGAAATGTCTATTGCGGAAGAACTGATAGAGTATCTAATGTACATTTTAGAGATCGATGAATCTAATATACCAAACATAGTAGGATTATTCAATGATTACGCTGCAAAAGTTGAAATGGAGTAATTGCTTTAGTTACGGAAAAAATAATGAACTTATTTTAGACGAAAGCCCAGTAACTCAAATAGTTGGAACTAACGGAATGGGGAAATCCTCCATTCCGCTTATTATTGAAGAAGTTTTATATAATAAGAACTCAAAAGGTATTAAAAAAGCTGATATACCTAATAGATATAATAATGATGGATATTCTATAGAGCTATCTTTCACAAAAGATAGTAACAAGTATAAAATTTGTGTAGATAGAAAAACGTCTATTAAGATTGTGCTGACTAAAGATGGTGTAGATATCTCTAGTCATACAGCAACTAATACTTATAAAACAGTTCAGAACATATTAGGAGTAGACTTTAAAACTTTCTCTCAATTAGTCTATCAAAATACTAATGCGAGCTTGCAGTTTCTTACTGCAACAGATACTAATAGAAAAAAGTTTCTGATTGATCTATTACATCTTGAAATATATGTAAGCTACTTTGAAATATTCAAAGAAGCCTGCCGAGAAAATATCAATAATTTAACAACTATAGAGGCAAAAGTAGGTACTATTGAAAAATGGTTATCAAACAATAAATTGGAGGATACTACCCTACTGCCAATGTTAAATTTAGAAATTTATACGGAAGAAGATGAGACAGAGTTACGGCATTTAAACAAAGAACTTGAAAATATTTCAGAAAATAATTTAAAAATTTCTAGAAATGCACAATATAAAGAGCTTCTCAGTAAGATAAATATAGGCGCAGCCCAAAGTATAAAGGCCATAGAGACTTTATCCTATGACCAAAGCCAAGAATCTCTTGGTAAAGTGTCTGCTCGTGTACAAGCATCTCAAAAACTATTGCATAAAATGCAATCGTTAGGGAATAGCTGTCCTACTTGTGAGCAAGATATAAACGAAGACTTCAAAACCTCAATTATTTTAGAGGAAGAAGCACTCGTAAGGAGACTAAATGAAGAAGCTAGAGACCTTAGTACAGAGATCGAAAGAGTTAAGTCAAACAATGCTGACTTTAGTAGAAAAACTAAAATTCAAAGAGAGTGGGAAGAAATTTATAGGTCAATTGACAATAGCCTACCAGAGAATATTATGGAGGGCGACCAGCTTGACGCTCGCATCCAGGCAGTTCGTATCCGTTTGGCGGACGCAAGAAATTCTATGGAGACAACAGCAAGAGAAAACGAGAGAAGAACTAGACAAAATACTAAAATAGAAATAATCTCGGAACAAACTGATGAAATGCTACTTGAATTACAAGTCTTAAATAAAGAACTTTCAGCGCAAGCAGAGATTTCTTCTAATTTAGAAGTACTGAAAAAAGCTTTTAGTACAAATGGACTGGTAGCATACAAGATTGAGAATTTAGTAAAAGAATTAGAGGATTTAACTAATAGCTATCTTGCGGAACTTTCTGATGGTAGATTTACTCTTGAGTTTGTAGTGCAGAACGATAAGTTAAATGTAGAAGTAACCGATAATGGTAACATAGTAGATATTCAAGCTCTTTCTTCTGGGGAGTTGGCTCGGGTAAATACAGCTACATTAATAGCCATTCGAAAGCTGATGAGCAGTATATCTAAGTCTAGAATTAATATTCTTTTCTTAGACGAAGTAATAAATGTACTGGACGATACTGGTAGAGAAAAACTAGTAGAAGTTTTGTTGTCAGAACCTATGAATACTTATATAGTTAGTCATGGATGGACACATCCTTTATTAGAAAAAATAGAAGTAGTAAAAGACAATAATATTAGTAAATTGGAGAAATAATATGGTAGATTTACGTGAACGTATATTTGAAAGCTTGGAAGCTCATTTGAAAGGGGTTTCATTATTTCATAAAGCTAACGTAGAGATTTATTTAAATAATCCCGTAGGGATAGGCGAACATTCAGATATTCTAACAGCTATCGAAGTAGAGCTAGGAAAAATGGCCGAAGCTACAGAAAAACTGGACGTTCTATATAGAGAGTTTGATTAGTGGTAGATTCAAGAGCTAAAGGTGCTCGTGGAGAATACTTAGTAAGAGATATGCTAAGAGACTCTACTGGGCTTAAATTTGAAAGAGTACCTAACTCAGGGGCGCTAGAATATTTGAAGGGGGACTTATACATTCCTCATGAGAAGAACAGATTTTGTATAGAAGTAAAAAACTATGCAGAATCTCCATTAAATGATAAAATTTTTACCGCTAAAAAGACTAATAATCTTATTCGATGGTGGAGAAAAGTACAAGCACAGGCAGAAGGAGGCTCTCAAGAGCCCCTACTATTTTTTAAATACGATAGATCTACCGTGTTTGTAGGCACTCCTCACAAGCCTGAAAACTTGGATAGCGAATGGATGTTTATTAACTTTTTAGACATATATTTAATGGTAGCATCTGATTGGTTAAAATACGAAAACATAAGGTTTATTAATGGCGTTTAACTTTAAAGATACAATGGGAACAGAGGAGGGCTCTACTATGGTAGTAGATGCCCTGAACTTAGCCTTTAGATGGAAACATCAGGGTAGGTCTGACTTTAGATATGATTATCTACAAACTGTAGAAAGTTTAGCTAAGTCATACAAATGTTCGAACTTAATTATTGCTGCAGATTGGGGCTCTTCATCTTATAGAAAAATGATCTTACCCGAATATAAACAAAATAGAAAAGATAAGTTTGCAGATCAGACACAAGAGGAGAAAATTGCTTTCGAAGAGTTTTTCGAAGAGTACGAAGCATCATTAGAACTGCTATCGGAAAAGTACACAATATTACGTTATGAAGGTGTGGAGGCAGATGATATAGCGGCACACCTAGTAAAAGAAAGAAAGAAGTATAATTTAGAAAAAACTTGGTTAATTTCTAGTGATAGAGACTGGGATTTGCTAATAAATGAAAGTACCTCAAGGTTTTCATATGTTACTCGAAAAGAAGTAACAATAGATAACTGGAGTGACCACTACGAAGTGCCACGAGATGAGTATATATCATTTAAATGTTTAACAGGAGATAAGGGAGATAACGTTCCTGGAGTTCCTGGTATAGGACCTAAAAGAGCTGTAGATCTTATAAAAGAGTATGGAAATGCTCTTAATATATACGATTCTTTGCCTATTCCTAGTAAGTATAAGTACATTCAGAATTTGAATGAAAGTAAAGATTTGATACTATTAAATTATGAATTAATGGATTTAATTACATATTGCGATGATGCTATTGGGGCCAATAATCTGGCAGATATTGAAAGGAGAATGATAGGCAATGCCTAAGTACAATATAGAAATTAATTATAATAGAGATAACTATCTCTCAGAGTTTAGTAAGAAAACTCTAGAAGATAGATATATGATTGATGGGGAACTTTCTCCTCAAGACGCGTTCGCGCGCGCGGCTTGTGCTTTTGCTGATAACAAAGACCATGCACAAAGACTTTACGACTATGCTAGTAAGCTCTGGTTTATGTTTTCTACTCCTATACTTTCTAATGGGGGCACTAAGAGAGGGCTCCCTATTAGCTGCTTTTTGAATTATGTGGATGATAGTAGAGAAGGTATTACAGGACACTACACTGAAAATGCTTTTTTGTCTTCAGCCGGTGGCGGGGTCGGAGGATGCTGGAGTGGTGTACGAAGTGTAGGATCTAAAACCTCAGCGGGGTCAGAAAGTACTGGAGTTATCCCATTTCTAAAAGTAGTAGATGCAGAGATGCTAGCATTTTCTCAGGGCGTTACTCGTCGTGGAAGCTACGCAGCATACTTAGATATGTCCCATCCAGAGATAGAAGAATTTCTTGATGTTCGTAAACCTACGGGCGGTGATATCAATAGAAAATCTACTAATCTTCATCATGGTGTAATGATTGGGGATGATTTTATGAAACTTATTGAGGCTGCTACTTTGAACGCAGGTTTTGATGATGCATGGCCTTTAATTGACCCGCATACTGGAGCAACTAAAAAAGTTGTATCCGCAAAAACATTATGGGTAAAACTGATTCAAAATCGAGTAGAGACGGGGGAACCTTATGTAGTTTTTAGAGATACAGTGGATGCTGCGGTACCTGAGTATCAGAAAAATATAGGCTTAAAGGTACATCAGTCAAATCTTTGTTCAGAAATTACATTACCTACAGATAAAGATCGTACAGCGGTATGTTGTTTATCAAGTGTAAATTTGGAAGAGTTTGATGAGTGGAAAAATCATACCCAATTTATTCCAGATCTAGTAAGAATGTTAGATAATGTATTAACATTCTTTATCGAAAGTGCTCCAGAGCAGCTTTCAAAAGCTACGTATAGTGCTATGCAGGAAAGAAGTATAGGTCTTGGGGCCATGGG